AGGGAAGCCAGTTCATCACGGGCTTCTAAGGAGACGTTTTCTAATGACATAGTGTTACCCTCTTTATACGCTTATATAACTTTTTTTCCGTCAGCAGGCTTTTGCACCGCCATACCAGCTTTGCCAACTTTGGCTGGGCTGTTGAGGCCACCAAGCTGAGAAAAACGGGGGGTGTTAACCATAACGCCATTTTGCTGATTGTTGTCAGTAGGACGGCGGGGGGCTGCTGCGCCACGAGGCTTAAACAAATCCATGATGGACTCCTTACATTGGGGGTGGTTGTGGTGCGCCGGGTGAGGGCATACCGGGAATTGGCGCGCTTGCCATTGCTTTACCCTCAGGCGATGCGCCACCAGCTTGAGGTAGAGTTTGCAGCATTTGCAGAATCTCTGACTGCTGCAACTCATTAGTTTTGTTCTTGCGTGGCCCCATTAAGCCGGTCAAAGAACGAATAGCTGCAAGAGCCTTCTGCCCTTCTACTGACTCAGACCCTAGAGCGGGGAGCGATTGTTCTAGCAAGTCCATTGCCATGCCAACATTAATCATGGCAGCTTCTTTGCTACCCATCTTTGGCTCTGGTGTGGACATGGGGCTGGACATCGGGGGGGTTTCCGCATCCGACATAGCGGGTGCGCCGGGTGAACCACCGAGGTCTGGGGAAGGAACGGGGGCTGCTGCGCCAGCAGAACGACTGCCTCGCATTAACTCCATCAATTTATCTGAGGGTACACCCATAACTAACTCCTTTGGCGCGTTTGTAACACATACAAACGATTTGTCAATAGGTGGCGGTTATTTATCATCCAACCGCCAATGATGTGCTGCTCTAGGCAACCAAGGTTTTACCCTTGATTACTTGCGAGACTTACGTCCTTTACGACCTTTACGCATAATGCGCTCCTTCATAGAGGCGGCCACTTACTTACTAGGGGAAGCAGCCATACCCTATTCCTTGCGGAATTCTTACCGGCGAGTCTTACGACCGCGCTTTGCTGTTTTGTACATGAGAAACTCCTGTTGGTCAACGACGAGCATAGTCCCTTTGACTTCGCCCACCGCTAGTTTTATATCCAACTTGGCGATATGTCAAGTTGGGGCTGGCCTCTCCCCGCTGTAGGGTAGGGGTGTTTACTCTTGGCTGGTCTGCACGGGGTTGGGTAACCCCTGCTTTTGGTGAACCTGTTGTTGCCATTATTGCTCCTTGGGGGGTGCTTTTTCTTTGGGAGGGGGCTGCTGCGCCGCTTTTTCCTCTGCTTTTTTCTCCATGACTTTCAACCTGTCTTGCAACAGTTGTTTCATAGGAGGTTCTAGCAAGTCAAGCAGAGATTCTTTGTCAATGACCTGTGCTTTGAACAAATTGAATGCCAATTGGCGCAAATCTTCCATAAAGATAGGCGAGTTGCTGTGAGCATCCACTTTGACCACAAAATCTTTGGTGAACTGCTCTGCAATGAACTTGTTACCCTTTACATCCTTGAAGTGCGTGTTGTCATAGACTTGCATACACTTGAGGTACAGGGTTGCCAGCTTTTCTAGGCTGTCTTCAATAACCAGCGCCCGTTTCTTGGCACGACTGCTTCCCAGACGGGCAAGTTGGCTTGCGTGACCAGTAGAGCGCACCCCAGATTCACCCTTGCCTTGCAGGATAGAAGAGATACCAGAGGCCTCTTCAAACATGGCATCAATCTCACCAATCTCTTTGAACAGGTCAGGCGGGATAGTAGGCGCTAACTTCTCTACCTTGGCATTGGGCATGTCAGTTGCGAGTAATCCACCAGCCCGGTTAAGGGCAAAATTCTTCTCATCTAAGATGCCGGTAAAGCCAATCAAGGCGGTAGGAGGTGATACCTGTTTACTCAGCAAGTCTAAAATTTCAGACATACGCTTGGTGCGTAGCTGCTGCAAGTAAATCAGACGGGCAACCTCGGACGTACCCCAGAAGTAATCGTACTGCGGGTTAGGACAAATCTGAATAAAGGGCAACTCGCCCTTGAGGAAGATGGATTCTCCGCTGCGGTCATAGATGATGATGTCCGGGTCTGCCTTGGTGACCACTTGGTAGTCATTGGTGTCATCGTTCCACACCCATAACTCAGTCATCTCTACTGTTTCTTCCGCAACAACAGCCTTGTATTTGTTGAGGCCTGACAAATCCAGATTGACGTTACCGTACATGGTTGGGTTGCTGGCAGAGAGAATAATTTTCTCTACGCCATTAGAAACTTCTGTTCTCTCATGCTGAGTTGCGCTGACACGTTTGACAATCTGTTCCCGCTTAGGGTGGGAGTACAGACGGGCATACAACTCTGACTTGGTGATGTAGTACGTCTGGACAATAGCTTCTTGTCTGTCGGTGTAGGGACTGTCTTCACGCAGCACACCCATGCAGGCAGGCTCCACCATGTAGGGGTGAATACCGTTATTGATAATCAGTTTTACAAAGGTGGAAGAGTAAGCCAGTGACCACGAGACTGCTTGCGAGAAAACTTGGTCAGCATTACTGTTGAGCCACTCATCATTGAGCGCACGGGTGAGGCTAGGAATCTTGGTGTGTTCTGCTTCGTCCACCGCCGCACCGATATTGATACTAAAGCGGGTTGTCTCTGCTGAGTAGAGAAACGAAGTCAGTTGGTCAATGTGCGGATAGATTTTGTTGTAGATGGCGGGGGTTTCACTTGGCCCGTTTCCAAACAAATACCAACTTCTCAGCCCCGCATAGTCGGGCCTACGGTCTTCCCTTGACACTAAACACTTTTGTATCAGGTCAAGGTAGAAAATTTCCCGCTCAAGTGGGGCTGATGGAATTTTCATGGTTTAGGAACCGTTAAGTTTTCATGGTCTGGAATATAAGACGCAGGTTTTGGCCCTGTCAAGTTCCCCGCTTCTTTGGGATTGATGCCTACAGATTCTCCCATGACGGACTTAAATTGTCCACCAAGTACGGATTTCATAGATATGTTACCCCCATTTCCCCAGATTGCGGAGTCACCAGCCCGTCCTTCTTTGGGTTTTTGGCTCTCAAAGTGCTCACTGGCGGCTGTAGCCTCGGCATATTGCTTGTCAGTTAGCTTGTTGTTGCGCTTGAGATAGCCTGTTTGGTGTTCACCCTCTTTGGTGGACTTGATATCGGTCATCTGGAAGTCTTTGGCTAATCCTTCCAGTGTTTTATCCGTTTTTGCCGTCTTTGCAGACCTTGTACCTACTGGTTTAAGGTGTACAACAGAAATAGCGGCTTTGCATAGCTTCATAGGGCATTCTGGCTCCCATGCCTCAAAGATGCCGTGTGATTCGCAGTAGTAGTCTCTTAAGATAGCCATAGTTACCCTCTAAGTGCTTCGTTAAGGTCAGTTTCACTGTAATCATGGCGGTTGACCATTCCCACCTTGATTTTTATCCCGTCAGAGGTAACTTTCAGCCCCATACCCGCCATCATGGGGGGTTCTGGTGTCTTCCTGTACTCCACATAACGGGTTAAATCCCTGCGTCTCATTACCTTGACGTTGCCTGCTTTCCATTGCGTATAGGCTTTGTTGACCCGCATCTGGACGTATTCGGTAAGCGGTTCGCACTGACGGATGAACACATCCCGAAAATGCTCCTTGTGTATTCCCGCTAACTCGCAAAACAGGGGGATAGAGATGCCTCTTTCCTTGTCAGCACAAAACTTTTGCATCTGCCGCAGCAGTTCTTTCTTAGTTAGGATAATCATGAGCCGTACATTCCTATCTTTTTAAGGTAGTCACTGACGTTTCTGCCAACAGAGAGCTGCTCTGCCGTGTAGTCTTCCTGTGACTTACTCACCTCACGGGTAATCCTAGCGGCTATCAGGCGAGGCTGGACTTGCTCTGCAAAGGCTACCACTGCCAAGGCAGAGGCTATCACCCGGTCATCTTTGGCTCTACCCGGCGCTCCTATGAACCCGTCCTCACGCACGATGGTCTTCATCTCTTCCAGTAAGTCCATGCTCATGACGTTCATCATCTCACGCTCAAAGAAGTCTTTCATGTAGGCCAGCATCCGCTCTTTGGTGGAACTGGTTGTCAGAAAGCCTATGCTCATGCTTGGCCCACCAAGAGAGTCATTACGCCGCCAGAGGTAGTTGGACATGTTGCCAAGTACGTCCATCAGGTCAGACCCCATCTTGTTGTTCATGCTAACTGCCATGCGCTTCAAGGTTCTAATCTCATTAATGACAGCCTGACCGGGGCCGTTGATTTCCAAGTTCAGTGTAGAGTTTTTGTAGGCTCCTGCCAAGTGCGCTATCACCCACGCAAACTGATAGGTGTTCATCTCAGAGGTAGCAAACTCAGCTACTTGGTCTAGGCCGTTGGCATAGCAGCGATAGACTTGTATGCAGAACCTGTCTGCCCAATCACTGCTGCCGTAGGCTGGGTCAGCACCTATGACGTAGTAAGCGGTGTCAACAGGCTCTTCCCATACCTTCAGCGTACCCAAACGCTCAGTGGACTTCAGCACCTCTGTGTCTTGGAAGGACTGACCAAAGACATAGCGGTAGCAGTCTGGCAATTGTTTCTTGGCAACCTTGGCAGACTCTGTACAGCGGCTGTGCGAGAAGAAGGAAGTGCCGGTCATCACAAAGGCGTAGTCCTCTGTAGGAGGAAACTCTTGGTACATCAGGGACTCATCCTTGATACCTTCACTTAGCTTCCAGCGCCACCACGCCATCTGACGGGAGTTAATCTCTACGCCGTAAAGTTTCTTAATATCTTTTGTCCACTCCTTCTCTTCTGGGGTGAGCCTGCCATCCCAATAAACTTTGTAGATGTTGCTGCTGGCATCTACGGAGTAGTATTCGTTACGCCACCAGCCGCAGAAGATTGCTTTCTGGGTCTTGGCAGACTTGGCTACCTTGTACATGTCGTGAAACATGTTAAAGCCCTGCGCTGTGCTTTCAAACATGTACAGCCGCTCTGGGTTCTTCTCTGCTAGAGAAGCTATCAGGGAGGCTAATCCTTCCTCATTGCCCCAACTAGCAGTTTCTGTACCGTGAAGGTAAGTGATAGCCTTGCCTTGCCCTAGCCTACTTTTGTTACCAGCAATCTGATAGAAGATACGACTTCTGTTTTTCAGAACCATCTGGTTACGATTGTGGGCTATCAGGGGTATCTTGTATTCCTTGGGTAGCCCGTCCATGTACATACCCAGCGTAGAGCGGAACATGTCCCTGTTCTCTTCTGTGTCTGCCACCAGAGTCCCCTGCCATCCGGGGTGTGTGAACTGCCAGTAGAGGTCAAGGGCAAGACTGACGGTAGTGATGCCTAGCTGCCTGCCTTTTAGGATAACAAAGAAATGGATGTCATTTGCCAGCCCTTTCTGTATTTCCTCCATGACGTACTTCTGCGTACCCAGAAGGTTGCCCATCTTCTTTAGGCCTTCTTCCTTAGTCTCAATCTTGAGTTCGCTACAGAACTTGTAGAAGTGGTCTAAGTTAAAGTTCATGGAACTATCTTGCCGTGAAAGGGAAGGCGACTGTCTATCATTAATTCTGTACTGAATGTTCCTTTTATGATGTCATCACAGCGGTTGACAAACATCTGTACGTTCTTCTCATAGCGTCCTTGGTACAGGTGATAAACACCTTCCTCAAAGTGAGTGCCTATGCCGTACAGACCGTAAGTGTGTAGCCGCCACACACCCTCTTCTGGTATGGCTGTCCAGTGGGTAGGGTACAAGGTCTTGTAGCGTATGCCTGCCATCTCTGCTGCATAGCTTACGTTTTCTGCTACATCTGCTACAGGAGTCTCTGAGAAGGTAGGACGCTGCATAGCCTTCCAAGTCTTACGCCAGATGAAGAAGAAAGCAGGAGCAGCAAAGATATGGGACTTAGGAGGGATGTGATTACTAGTTTGGGCAATGCCTACAAATGATTTATTGTCTGCCGCATATTGGATAGCATCGTCCACTACCTTTTTGTTGGTAGGTACACAGTCAATGTCTAGGAAGCCCACCACATCAGCAGCACTGTTAGCCAAGATGTTGTCCATCCAAGACCCGTGCGGAGTCTGCTGAATAGAGTAGCCCACCTGTAACCCTAGATGGCGGCAGACATCACTGTGAGATTTCAGCATATCAACATGGGTGTTAGGCCATGCTAGGGTGTGTATCTCTACGTTCATACTTCTGTCTTTCCTGTTAGTTCTTTATATTGAGTGTATGTTCGCATTGTCAACTCCCCGTCTATTTGCATGATTACTTTAGTGTCATCAGGGATAGGCTCTTTGTTCTGACTGTAGTGAAAGGCAAAGCTGGTAGGGTAGTTCACAGTAGGAACACCTGACCTCACTATCTTTAGACCACTAGCCTTAACGCTTTGCCAGAACACCCGGTCATCAATGATGCACAGCCTCTTGTCTTTCAGTCCCCATGCCCGTAACAAGTGAAAAGCATCCTTCCTGATAAGGTAGCAGTTAGTGTCATTGAAGTGAACACCGTCTGACTCACTGTCCACACACATATAGCTGCCATTTGTCCTGTACAGGTTTCTAGGGCATGTAACAACAGGAGCATCCTCACGCTGCATGACCTTGACCATCTGCTGAATATGCCCCTTCTCTAGCCAGCAATCAGCATCCAGCAAAAGAATAGCGTCTGCTCCCTGTGCATCTGCTATGGCGCAACCAATTAGTCTGGGCGTATCCCCGTAGTCATCACATCTGGGAAGTTCCACATGAAACATTAAGTCCCGCAACTCATCTCTGGGATGCCCGTCAGCCAACATGTAGTGCCGCACATCTGGGTACGTCTGGGCAAACACACTGCTCCTGCAACGTACCAAAACGTGTAGAGCCTCCCTGTAGTAAGGAGTTATAACCGCTACCCTCATACGTCCTCCAATACTTCCGTATCTACCACCACCCGCATGTAAGCCTTGAGCCTGTCATCTGACTTCTTGCCGTAAACCTTCTCTAATTTCTTCAACTGCTTGGCAAGGAACTTGTTAGCCTCTACAGCACCATAGGTACGCTTGGCAGCAAAGTAACTTGCCACCAGCATCCTAGCCTCTGCCATCTCCAATTGAACCCTGTCTGACACTTACTCACCTACAGGCACTGCCATCCAATCTAGGATGGTCTGGCAAGCAGCAGCTACCTCTGGGCTTTCATTCCACCCGTCTAACTCATCGCGTATCTGTGCCAGCCTAGCCCTCACTAACTGGTCAACAAGGTCTACAGAGTCAATCTTGTGGTTAACGTCTAGTTCTACTTTCATGCCGTTCTCCAAATGCGTATGGACTCACCCTCAGTCCTAGCTATAAACACCCTCTGTAACCGCTTACCCGCCCGGTAGTTAGCGTTTAACACCTTGGCCCTAGCCGCTACCGGCACTACAAACGAATCCCCCACCTCCATGTCCTCATAAGGGTAAGCGTACACAACCCTCGCAGCAGGAATTGCATAACCGCTCTCTCTCTTTATCTCTAACATATCTTAATCTCCTCTCTACCAATAACTAGATACTAGCATACTTATCTTGTAGCCAGAAACCTAAATTTTTATGGGGGGGGACGGGATGTGGAGGTCACACCACACAGGATATGAAACCCAACTTCAATGACCACGGGGCGCGTAGGGGAATGTAGACTGAGCAGTCACAACCCAGACCCCATAGTCATAACGTAGGCATGGAGTACGCATAGTGACTACATAGTTGCGGAGTGAACGGGATGGGACAAACCCCATACTCTTCAGTCTATTTGCTAGACCGATTACCTACATCATAAACACCTAGTATGTTTATAGACTTTACAGTCTAAGTATAACCTAGGTAGCTACCTACTACTACGGGTGTCGTATAGGGTAAACCCTAGTATCAATTCTATAGATTGACACCATGCATAATTGCATAGGATAGCGTTATACTCTAGTCATCTACTAACCTAGTAGGCATATTTAAAGGTTGTACCATGAAAATTCTAGGCTATATCGCATACGAAGGCCCTAGCGCTATTGACGGCGCACCTATCGTAGTAATCATAAATAAGCTTAACGGTAGTGATAACGCTAAAACCGGCGCTATTGTGCAAAGCTTCATTATTCGTTCTGACGTTAACCCGGTAGCTGCGCTAAAGAACGGCGCAGATTACAGCATATGCGGTACATGTGAGCATAGACCTATTACCGCTAAAGAAACCGGGAAACCACCATGCTACGTTAACGTAGGGCGCAGCGTACTGGCTGTATACAACGCATACAAGCGCGGTAGGTACGTAAAGGCTAGCCTGGAAACTATAGCGCTAGCGTTAGCCGGTAAAGCTTTGCGGATAGGTACATATGGAGACCCGGCAGCTGCGCCGGTTAGCATGTGGCAAAGGGTTAGCCGGTACGTTACCGCTAGGGCCGGTTATAGCCACCAATGGAAAGAAACCGGGTTTGACCATGCTGCATGGTCTCCATTGGTAATGGCTAGCGCGGACAGCATCGATGATGCAGCGTTAGCTAACCTTTACGGTATGCGCTCTTTTAGGGTATCGGTAGGCATCGATAAACAACCCGGTGAGGTTACATGTCCGGCTAGCGCAGAGGGTGGCAAAAAGGCTACATGCGCCGATTGCATGTTATGCGGAGGTACTACCAAAAAGGCTAAAGACGTAGTAATTGCAGACCATGCAGTAGGACATGATAAAAGACGGGTAATTATGCTAGCGACAGCATAGGGTTTTCATGTAAACCCTTAGAGATAGGGGTTTACCGGGCTAATCCTAGCCATTGTTTAACTTTATGAGGTTGTACCCATGATAAAGACACTAACCGCAAAATACCGTGGCACATGCCGGGCTACAGGTAATCCTATCAAACCCGGTGATTTAATTGAATACGATACCGGTTCACGCGCCACTTACCTCGCGCACGCCACGCGCCCACGCGCGGACTATGTATCGCATGTATTTACCATTGGCAAAAACGAATACTACCGTAACAAAAACGGACTATGCGAAGACGCGCCATGCTGTGGATGCTGCACTATCTAACCCCTAACCCTTGGAGATAAATCATGACAAAAATTGTATTTAACCGACTCTTAAACGGCTATTTCATTGTGAAAGGGCCGCATCAAACCCCTATTAGCGGACGGTTTGAAACCCGTGCGGATGCCCTCGCGCATCTAAACCGTACACGTTAACCTTTGGAGAAACCCCATGCTAACCATTGACGAAATCAAGGCTATTCGCGAAAACCCGGCTATTTACCGGGCCGCAGTACAGGCTAACCTAGAATTTGCCACGCGCGCGCTAACCTGTGCGGTAGCGAAAACCCCTAAACAGAACCGTTTTCAAACCCTAAGTGAAGCGCTAGAGTCCGAAGGTGTCTCACACATGTGGAATTGGAGACCAATAGCCTACGGAGAGACCGTGTCCCTAACCTATGATGACGGCACACGCTATGGGCACTATGTGTCCGTATACAGGGACGAAACCGGGCTATATGAGCGGCCCGTACATTATCGGAGGGGCTAACCATGTCTGATTTTAACCCTCGCGAATACCTTAGCTATAGCCCCGAGAGGGGCTGGCTACTGATTTATCAGGGTAGCCCATTGTGTGACTACAAAAAAACCTTAGCGGATGTCCTACAGGTGGCAAAGCACTACCGCATAACCCTCCCGGATGTAACATGGATGGGAGACCTAGCCGATTGGAAAACCACAAACGACATAGAGGTGACAACATGAACTGCTGCGACTACGAATGTAATCAGGGGGATAACTGCCCTGTAAGGGTAAACCCTACGCATAGGCGATACCCTCGCACACTTGCAGAGGCTTTCCCCCGCTTTCCTGCCCCTGACTTTGCAGAGGAAGGGCAGGACTACCATAAAGCCCTAGAGGTGGCCTTAATAGCCCTTTTAGTAGCCTTGCCGGTCATCCTGTGGCTGCGGTAACCCCATGTGAAGGGCTAGGGGTATGCCAGCGGCTGGCTGCCCCATGCTGGAATTGTCCCGCTTTGCTGAAGCGTAAGAGGCGTAAAACCCCTACGCGCACCCTCGCGCCTAGCATTTCCCCTGTTGATTACATGGTTAATGTGTTGACTAGCCCTAGAAAGCTGAAGTAAGATATGCGTGTTGCCGTGGAAAGTAACAAGTTGAAGGCCGTTTACTCATGCACTACCCCTTATGGGGTTTCCACTAGTGCAGTAGTAAGCGGCTTTTTTATTGTCTTTTCCACGCGCAACCGCCTAGCTGTCGGTGACCCATACGGCAGGGCTAGGGGATAGGTGACTACTGTGGGTAAGCGTTGAGATAGTCACAGGGGCGGCGAAGATAGAACCCCTACGCGAACGTCTGTCGGGTATGTGCGGCTCCGTCCAGCATTGAAGGCCTTTCCCTTTCAGTAGGGAGGGCTAGGTTTTGCTCACCATCCAGCAGAGGGGTTTTATAGTAGGTTAAGGTCTAGAGTAGGTAAGAGATTAGAGTAGGTAACATTCTTTTTTTTTAGAGGGGTAAACATGAAAGACATACAGTACATACACTTTAGAGGTTTGCTGGCATTCCTCTTTTTTCTAACTGGCTTAGTGCTACTGGCGTATGCGATATGGGGGAAGTGATGACAGGCTACCAAAGCAAGAAGGCTGCGGCTTTAGACAAGCTACTAGACGATGATGATATCCAAGTCTATAAGCGCCCGTGGGTAGGACTGACTGATAAAGAAATTGATGTTATTTATGAGCAACATCACAACCAATATGGCGAATGTGAATCACCTAACTTTGGTTATGAACGCGCAATAGAAGACACATTGAGAATAAAGAACACTTGACCTGTATCTTTTTAACAACTAACTTTACAAAACTTTACACTAATTAAGGGTAAACCCCTATTCCATTAGATGATTAGACGTGTATAATATTAGGTGTAAGGCGATAGAGTCTTACGTTTGTTCATTAACATTTAAAGGTAGTACCAACATGTATACAACAGGAAAACCATACTGGGCTTTACAAATCAACTCTTACAAGTTGAAGAAAGAACTCCCAGCAGATGAGTACCGAAGTACCCTAAAACAACTCCAGTTTGACCTAAAGCATTACGCCAAGGGCAAGGTGGAATTCAAGACAGAGGAAGAGGCCAAGAGAGCCTTTGACAAGTTGCCGAAGTTCTTACAGAAGGCGGCATACATCCCAGAGTTAACCCCAATCCACGGGCTAATCTAATCAACCACGGGGGGAGAAATCCCCCCACTAATGAAAGTTTCACCATGAATAAATACTGTGTAAATTGTGTTCACTTTATCCCCAAAGAGGGTGACCCCCATCACCTCTACGCTCGCTGTTCTGGCGGCACTCTCCCCCTTCCCCTTTCCCTAGTCACTGGACAGCCCAAATACGGGGGAGAACTCAAGTACGCTGAAGTTAGGCGTATGTCCAGCGAAACCTGTGGCCCTGATGGTCACCAATACGAGGAGAACACCAATGTCTGACTTTTCACCAGAAACCCGTAACAGTGCTTGGTGGTCAGGCGATAGCCGCCTAGCCGCACAAGGCCGTGCTAACGAAGCCATCCTGACAAAACAGGGCAAGATGGAACGTCCTGACTTATCCCAAGTGGAAGCTGTCCAGATGGGTCACATCATGGAACCAGTGATAGGCAAGCTAGCTCAACAGAAGTTACAGGTAGAACTTCACAAGATAGAAGAGGCTTTGACTCACCCTAAAGAATCTTGGCTACGTTCTCATTTTGACTTTGCAGGAACTGAAAATGGTAAAACAATATTGGTTGAGGCTAAGAACTATAACGCAGGCACACGCTCTAAGTTTGATGCAGACACTGGACTTATGCCAACTGCGGATATGGCTCAACTTGTCCACGAAGCAACCGTATTCGGTGTCGAGGTGGTTTATCTTGCCGTTTTATTTGGTGGTCAGGAGTTTGTCCTTATTCGTAAGGAAATTACTGACGAGATGAAGACCAAGCACATACAGGAAATGGCTGTCCTGTGGGCGCATGTCGCATCTGGTACTGCCCTACCCCCGGAGACTGTTGACCAAGCCAAGGCTCTGTACCCTGTAAGCATGGAAAGCACCCGTCTAGCGTCTGCAAGCGTAGAGGAAGCAGTCAGGTATCTCTCTGCTATCAAACGTGAAATAAAGGCCTTGGAAGAGCGGGAAGACCAGTTCCAAACGCTAGTGCAAGGCTACATGGAAGACAAGGCTACGCTGGCAAGCATAGATGGCAATGTCCTAGCCACTTGGAAGTCTGCCAAGGCATCTATGAAGTTTGATTCCAAGCTGTTCCAAGAGGCTATGCCTGACATCTACAAGCAGTTCATCCGGGAGATGCCCGGTTTTCGGAGGTTCTTAATCAAATGAAAGCACATCCCTACCAACACAGACACCCTACTACTGGCGTAACAACCAGCAGTGAGGGCATGGACTTGCGAGACTACTTTGCTGCTCAAGCCATGCGCTTTTCAATGTTTGATAGAAAAAATTATGAAAGCTGGGATGAAGTTGCAAAAGCCTCATACAAGATGGCAGACGAAATGATGAAAGCTAGGGAGCCTAAAGATGAGCAGTCTTGACCTTGCAATTTACGTTATGGCAGTCAGTTCTGTCATTGATACCGCATTAACACTTATGGAGAAGTTCTTATGAGTATATTTTCTGATTTAGCTGACCAAGCAGAGAGCATCGTTAAACGTAGTGACCACTTTGGATTAATGTCAAAAGAAGGATATAAGTATTCTTCTTACAAAAAGTTTGGCTTGTCCATTGTTGATATTTGTTCACAGATTGTTGTGCAAGGAACTGATGAGACAGTGCAGACAGAAACTCT